CCCTTCATTAACTGACATCAAAGATGTTGGTAACTTAGCTAAGAGCTATATAAATAGCCAAAAGCTAATAGGTAAAAATAGAATCTCTTTACCAGGAGAAGGTGCAACTGATCAAGAATGGGGCCAATTCTACGATAGTCTTGGCAGACCAGAAAAACCAGAGGCATATAATTTTGGTGAAAGACCTGCTATGGCTGAAGGTTTAGAATATGATGAACAATTTGAAGGTGCTTTTAAAAATTTAGCACATCAAGCTGGCTTAACATCTAACCAAGCTAAAACATTATTCGATGGTTATCACGAATATGTAAATGGTAAAGTAACATCAGAAGGCCAAGATTCTGCAGCACAAGCTGGTCAATGGGTAGACTCATTGAAAAAAGAATTTGGTAAAGCTTATGATGAACGAGTAGATTTAGCTCAAAGAGCCGTACAAACATATGGTTCTCCTGAGCTTAATGAATGGTTAGATAATACTGGTATGGGAAACAACCCTATGATAGTTAAGATGTTTGCTAAAATTGGCGAAGGTCTAGCTGAGGGAAGATCCGATGCTACTAGTCAACGTTCATTTACCATGACACCTGATCAAGCTAGACAAGAAATAGCTAGATATAACAGGGATAGTGATTTTATGCAAGCATATAATAGTGGAGACCATGCAGGACATGCAGAAGCAGTTTCTAAGATGAATAATCTGTTTCAATTAGCATATCCTGATGAAACTCCGATTAGCTAGTATAAAATAAGTATGTACGAATTTATTAACTAGTTATATAGTTAATAGAAGTGGGTAGCCGTAAAGGTCCACTCGTCGATGAAGGCAGAGACGTTAAATGCAAGTGAATGTCCAGATATTTGGGTAGCGTTCGCGATATAATAATAACAACGTAACACGGAGGCAAACATAGTATGTCTGTAAACATAACAACAGCTTTTGTAAACCAATACAGAGCTAACGTTGAGCACCTTTTACAACAAAAAGGTTCTAGACTTAGACCATTTGTAAGGGTTGAAACACAAAACGCTGAGTTTGAATACTATGATCGTATTGGAAGTGTAGACGCGGTAGAAGTTACTTCTAGACATTCTGACACTCCGCTTATTTCAACTCCTCATGACAGAAGACAAGTGTCATTGAGAGATTTTGACTGGGCGGACATGATTGACAGAACTGATAGAATCAGACTTTTAATCGACCCTGCATCTCCTTACGCGCAAAATGCCGCTTGGGCACTTGGCAGAAAGATGGACGATATCATCATTGATGCTGCTTTTGGAACTGCTTTAACAGGCAAAACTGGAAGCTCATCAGTGGCATTCCCATCTGCTGATCAAATTGCTGTTGACTACGTTGAGACTGGTTCCGCTGCGAACTCAGGTCTAACAATTGGTAAACTTAGAGAAGCAAAAAGACTCTTGGACTCAAATGAAGTTGATCCTTCAGATCCAAGATTCGTTGTTGTGACTTCTAAGCAAATCAATGACTTGTTGCAAACAACTGAAGTAACAAGCTCTGACTATAACTCAGTTAAAGCTTTGGTACAAGGTGATATCAACACGTTCATGGGTTTCAATTTCATTAGAACTGAAAGAGTAGGAACTGACTCATCTAGTTACAGAAGAGTAATCGCATATGCTAAGTCTGGGCTTCTTTTAGCCGTTGGTGCTGATGTACAAGTTGACATCGGTCCTAGACGTGACAAAAGAAATGCTACCCAAGTATACTGTTCTGCTTCTTTCGGGGCAACTCGAATGGAAGAGGGAAAAGTAATCGAAATCAAGTGTTCGGAAGCATAAGGAGATAGATAAATGGCTGTTACAACTCAGAAATCTACAGAGCACACTAACGCTACTGCTACTCCTGTGACTTTAAATCCTACAACAGATTATGCAGGAAGAGTAAGAATTATGTACTTTACTCATGACCAGTCTGGTGCTGGAGATGCTACTTCATCAGTAGCTCTTGGCTCTTTACCAGCAGGAAAAGTAAAAGTATTACTTTCTTCTTCAAATGCATATGTAAACTGGACTACTGGTTCAGCTACATTAGATCTAGGTTGGGATGCGTACACTGACGGAGATGGCAACAGCGTAGCTGCTGACGCAGACGGTCTTGTTGATGGCTTAAACGTTGATACTGCAGGTCAATTCTCTTTCGGAGCTGACCAAGCTGCTACTGGAGGTACTTATACTTTCAATAGTAAAAGCGGTGTCACTATTAGAGCTACTTCACAAGATACTGCAATAGCAGACGGTGACGATCTAGTAGGCTACATTTTATATGTAGTTGACTAAACTCAAAAAACTTGTGGGGGTAACGTGATGTGCCCCCACATTTTATAGGAATAATATGGCAACGACGAAGATAGACATAGTTAATAGAGCAATTGGACTTCTTGGTGGTGAATTTATTTCTTCATTAACAGAAGATACAAAATCGGCTCGTTTTGCAAATCAATTATTTGATGATACCCGAGATGCAGTTTTTAGATCACATCCATGGAACTCATGCATAAAAAGAGATTCATTTTCATTATTATCTTCAACACCTGCTTATTATTTTTCATATCAATTTCAATTGCCAAGTGATTTTTTAAGAATAGTTAGACCAGAAGATGATACTATTGAATATAAGATCGAAGGTGACAAAATATTAACAGAAACAGATACATTTAAAGCAACATATATTTATAGAAATACAGATGTTGGTACATATGACCCATTATTAGTTGATGTTTTAGCTCATAAATTAGCAGCTGTACTTACAATGCCTTTATTACAAGATATTAAAACATTAAATGCTATGAATCAATTATATGAGTTAAAATTAAGAGAAGCTAGAAGTGCTGATGCTCAAGAGGGTACTCCTGAGGGTCTTGATGCTGATTATTGGTTAGAAAGTAGAAACTCTGGTACATTAATATCTGATTACAGATGGAATAAATATACGACGTAAAATGACATGGCAGAATCTTCACCAATACTCACAAATTTTACCTCTGGAGAGCTTAGTCCAAGACTAAATGGACGTATAGACTTAGATAAATACTATAATAGTGCATCTGCTATACATAATTTTGTAGTTTTAATGCATGGAGGAGTATCAAAACGTCCTGGTACTAGATTTGTACATGAAGTCAAAGATAGTAGCAAAACAACTAGGTTAATTCCATTTGTATTTTCAAAAACTCAATCATATATCTTAGAATTTGGTGATCAATATATAAGATTTTATAAAGATGAGGGTATTATTGTATCTTCAGGAGTTACTCCCTATGAGATATCTACAACTTATACAGAAGCTCAAATTAATCAATTAGAATTTGTTCAATCAGCTGACGTATTATATATTGTACATCCAAACCATATACCTAGAAAATTAGGAAGAACAGGTCATACTGCTTGGACATTAACAGATGTAGATTTTTTTGATGGACCATATCTTGATGTAAATACAACATCTACAACAATGTCAAACTCAGGCGTATCTGGTAGTGTTACTATTACAGCATCATCAACTACAGGAATAAATGGAGGTTCTGGTTTTTTAGACCCACAAGATGTTGGAAGATTAATTAGAATACAGCATTCTGGTGAATGGGGTTTTGCAAAGATAACTTCTGTCACAAGTACAACTGTTGTTCAAGCTACTGTTGATTCTGAAAGACCTTTTACTGCATCTTCAGGAACTCATGCTGAATGGCAATTAGGAGCTTTTTATAAAGATAATTATCCATCAAAAGTAACATTCTTTGAAGAAAGATTATTTTATGCAAACACAGATACTAATCCAAATACAATATATGGTTCTGTAAGTGCAGACTTTGATGCATTCCATCCAAATGCGACTAATGGAGATATCGCAGACGATGATGCAGTTATCTATACATTAACATCAGATCAAGTTAATCAAATTACTGCGATGTACGGTGGAAGATATTTACATGTATTTACTAAAAATGGTACATTTAATGTATCATCAAGCTCAGCTACTGCTGCATTAACACCAACTTCTGTACAAGCTATTAATGAAACAACAGACGGAGGTTCTGATGCTAGAATTGCTGCTGCTTCAAAATCAGTATTATATATTGGTAAAAATAAAAAACGTGTAAGAGAATTTGCTTATAATATTGACTATGATTCATTTACATCACCTGATATGATGGTGTTAGCTGAACATTTGGGTTATGGTAGTATAGAAGAGTTAGCATTTGCAACATATCCTAACAATGTATGTTGGGCAAGACGTGCTGATGGCATATTATTAGGAATGACATATTATAGAGATCAATCTGTCGTAGGTTGGCATAGACATACAATAGCTGGTACTAATGCTAAAGTAAAAAGTATTGCTGTTATCCCAGGAGTTGATGATGCATTTGATACATTATACATGATTGTTGAGAGAACAATTGATGGTGCTACTGTTCAATATGTAGAATTTATGGAAAATGAATTTAGATTAGCAGATAACCAAACTAAAGATGATCAATTCTTTTTAGATTCTGGGCTTACATATACAGGTGCTTCAACATCTACAATTACAGGGCTAGATCATTTAGAAGGAGAAACTGTATCAGTCTTAAATAATGGTGCAGTAGAAGCTACAAAAACTGTATCATCAGGTTCAATTACACTAACAAATGCAACTACAAAATGCCATGTTGGATTATTATACGAAGCAGAATTAGAATCAGTTAATGTTGAACCTAAAAGTCAATATGGAACAACACAAGGTAAACGTGGTAGAATAGATAAAACAATATTTAGAGTATTTGAAACTGTAGGATTAAAAGCGGGTCCTGCATCAACAAATGTAAACGTGGTGCCATTTAGAACTACAACTAGTACAATGTCTGCTACAGACCCTAAGACTGGTGATTATGAGTTTTTAATGCCAGCAACATATACTACTGAAAATAAATTATATGTTAAGTCTGATACACCACATGCGTGTACAATATCCGCTATTATGATACAAATGAGTACATACGAATGATGGTTGTTCCTTTTGAAGATTGGCATTTTGACATGATAGAATTATCAGGCCCTGAGCAAAAGATGATTCAGAACTATGGTAAAACTTGGCCAGCTGTTATACATTGTTTAAAGAATCAAGGTGCTACATTTTCTTGGTGGCATAACAAAAAGATTGTTGGTATATGTGGTGTTATGCCGCATTGGACAGGAGTTGGTGAAGCTTATATGTTTTTATCACCAGAGTTTAAAAAGAATAAAATTCGTTGTATAAAAGATATAAGATATTATTTAAAATTAATAGCGGATCAATTTAAGTTTCATAGGGTTCATTGCCATGTGATTAAAGATTTTGAAGAAGCTGTTAAATTTGCTAAATATCTTGGATTTGAAATTGAGGCAGAATTAAAGCAATTTGGTCCTAACAAAGAGGATTATTATAAACTTGTAAAATTTTATGATCGAGGTCTAAACTAATGGCAGGAAAAGCAGTTGTAGCATTAATGGCAGCAGGTACCGCGATAAGCGCATATGGTGCTTATCAGCAAGGTAAAATGCAAAAAGAGATGTATGAGTACAATGCTCGAGTTGCAGAAGAAAATGCTAAGATTGCACAACAAAAAGCAGACTATGATAAAGAACAATTTAGACGAAGATATAGAAAAATTGCAGGTTCACAAAGAGTTGCATATGCAAAAGGTGGTGTAGATTCAAGTACAGGTACACCCTTATATGTGCAAGAAGAACTTGCTATGCTTACTGAAGAAGATATTTTAATGACGCAATACAATGCTGATTTAAAGAAAAGAGGATATGCTGTAGAAGCTGCAACAGCAAGATATCAAGGAGCTGCTGCTTATTCTGCAGGTAAGATGAGAGCTGCTGGTACTTTGTTAACTGGCGGAGGTCAAACAATGCAAACAGGATATGAATTAGAGGTATTTGGATAATGGCTAGAACTACAAAAATTCCTACATACGAGAGACAAGTTGGTATGTCTGACCAAGGTGTTAGAGGTTTAACAGGTGGTGAGATAGCTCAAGCATCAGATACAGGATTACAATCATTTGGAAGAGGTGTAACAAATCTTTCTGGTAACTTAGCTAATATTGAAAGAGATAGAATGAGAAAAGAAGCTACATTATGGGTTTCTGAAAACTATGAAACATTTCATCAAGAGTATGCTAAAAAAGAAGAAGAGATGCAAGCACAAGATCAATCATTAGACGGAAAAGGATATGTAACAAAATCACTTGAGACATTCCAAAAAATGTCTGATGAAAAATTAAAATCAGCTCCTACTAAAATGGCTGCTGATGCTTGGAAATTAAAGATGAATCAATATAAGATGAGTGCATTTAACTCAGCTATTAAATATGAATCATCAAAAAGACTAGAGTTTCAAAAATCATCATTATCAAATACAACAAATGGTATGGCTTTAAGATATGCTGAAAACCCTGCATCATGGGCAGATATCTCAGGAGAGTTTGATAATATATTAAATAGCTTAAAAGATAGCCCTGAGACAGAAAAAATTGAGGGATATTCTAACATATGGAATAAAACATCATTAAAAGAAGCAAAAGAAAAAGGACTTTCTTACATTGCAAAAACTGGTATTACTGCTATCTTAGATTCAGGAGATAAAGGTAAAATTGATGCTGTCAAAAAACAAATGGACAGTGGCTTATTTGACAAAGTATTAGATGCAGATACTTTATTGTCACTTAAAAATAAAGCTAATGGTATCGCTAATCAGATTAGTGCTGCTGATAAAGCTAAATTTGAGATAAAATTAAATGACAATATTGCAAATATAGGTGAAAATGGAGAACCTGTACACGATACTACTGAAGCTGAGTTTGAGTATTATTATGGAAAAGATAATAAACAATGGGTAGTATATCAAGAAAACATTAAAAAAGCTAAATCAGTTTATGTCGGTGTTACTGCAATGTCTGGAATGAACTTAGCAGAACAAGGAGAATATATTAAAAACTTACCAACAACAACTGCTGCACAAAAAGAAGTTAAAGAATTATTAATTAAAAATCAAGCTGCAATGGCTAAACAAATGGACACTGATCCTGTTATTTATGCTCAAAAATATAGAAAAGATATATTTGAAAAACTTAATTCAGACGACAGAGCCACTAAACAACAAGGTTTATTTGAGTTAGCACAAATGCAAAAAGGTTTTGGTAAACAAGATTCTGA